TGACCATCATCAGCGAGTCCATCCGAGCCTGCACTTGGGCTTCGTCATCCTTCGCCTTCGAGTTCGCCAAGTTCTCGGAGTTTATTCCTGCTCCATGATAAAGCCGACTTGCCACCCCACAGGAGGTAGGAGATGTAACCGCAGTCCGAGGTATCGTCTGCGTTGTCGTAGTAGGTTTCTGCCCTTGACAGGTAGGAGCGCATCCGCTTGATGGTTTCCAGCGAGATGGGTTCGCCCTTGGACAAAGTGGCTGCCCTAACCTTGCCCGTTTGGGTGGCGCACTTGTTCCCGTTGCGTTCGTTGAGTTCAATCCCCCTCTTTGCATTTGCCCGAATCTCTTGGCCGTAATCCGAATAAGACTCGAACTGCTGCCTCTTGTGATTCTCCCAAGTTGAGCCACAAACTGCAAGCCGTTGAGCCGTATCAGGGAACTCTGCATTGGTTTGGTTGTCGCTCATGCAACGACCGATGAAGCCTTCTCTTGACTCGTTATTGTTCGGGATTGGCAGGGGCATTCAGGGGGTAGGTTATGGTGTTTTGGTTGGCTTCGGCAAACAAGTCCGCTTGTAGGTAAATGTATTGGAGGGCCGATTTTACGCAGTCAGCGCACCACCAATTCGTGGGCGGTCGCCCGTGAGCCGTGAGGATGGCTTGCAGTTCACCAACCGCATCGGGTGGCAGTCGCATAGTTAGCGATGCCACATATTGGTCCCAGTACTTGCGATGCTTCTGGGCAATTACGAACTGGTCGTTGGTCATTTGAAGGTCCATTCCCGAATGATAATTGCGGTGGCAGATGAGGCAAGGCCGAGGATTGGGGCCAAGTACCATTGGCAGGTTGGCAGGGTCAGGGCAAAGCCAAGCCAAAAGCCGAAGCAGGTCATGCACGAAAACGGCTTTCGCTTCGCAAAGGGCAAAGCGTAGAACCACGAAGGCAGGACCCGGAACTCCACGACCGCAAGGGTCGCCAAGGCACTAATGAGGATGGGATAGACCAGTATATCCATTGGCTTCGATTGCGGTTTTAATTTTAGCCTTGGCCTGTTCGATTGAGTAGATAATGGACCGGTACGGAATGCCCGTTTCTCTTGACATGGCCTTCATGTTCCCTGTCTGCATGAGCAGGTTCAGCAGTTCTTTGTCGTACGGGAACGCTCCGTCCTTGGCCCAAGAGTCCATCTCTTGCTGGGCAATGGCCCAAAGGTCATCGAGCAGGGAGTCGTAGTCCTTGCCCAGTTCTTGGGTTTCGGGGTCCACTTCAACCCTCTCGTCGTGATGTCGGTACTTCTTAGCAAACTGGTTGTTGTTGCCCCGGTACAGGTTCATGATGAGCCGAACGATGTAAAAACGCAGGTAGCCTTGGACCTGCATCTTGGTAATCTTGTCGGGGTCTTTTTCGAGCAGAATGAGGACGACCTCTTGTTCGAGGTCCTTCCAAAGCGGATTGCCCCCCGTAATGGTGAGGCAAGCCTTGCGGATTTCTCCGCTTCGATACAGGTCAAGGATGGTAGCCTCTGCGTTCACTCACGCAAAGATGGAGGGGGTTGTTGTCAATGTTGCAAAAAATCCCGTGTCCTGTTAAGAACCTGTGTACGAAGGAATTTAATGTCCGGCCTTGCTCTCATGTTTATCGCAAGGATTTCAAGGTTGTGCATCACGGTTGCGTGGTTCCTCTTGATGATACGCCCGATTTGGCAGTAGGTGTAGAGGTATTCGGAGTAGGCGATGTCTGCGAAGATGGATCGGGCCAGCACCAGTTCTTGGGTCTTGACTTCGCTCAATATATCATCGGGGCTGACTCCGACGACCTCTGCGGTATATCCAAGGATGGTTCGTGAGATTAGGTCCATGTTAGAACGGGTTTGGGGGTAGGGGCATCCAATGGCTGACTTCGGTCAGGAACCACGTTTGATGCTCGTAGTACCAGCGTCCATCTCCGAGCCATGCGTACGCTTGATTCATGTCGGTCGTAAAAATCAGGACAGGCTCGTAAGGTGTCGGCATTCGGTCCAAGCATTTTACCCATTCCATCGTCAGGCGTTTTTGGCTTGGAGGATACGACCGAGCAGGGTCCAGTTCACGGACCACGCCTTAATGGTTTCGCTTTTGTCGGGTCGGTTGCAGTTGACGCACTCCTTGCGGATGTGCAGTTGCCAGCGTCGGAAATCGATTGGTGTGGTTTTCATGGGGTTGGGGTTTATCATTTTGGTGGTGTCAACGAAATGGTTAGTAAGATGACGGCTGCTCAATATCAATGCCTTCAATTATTGTTTCAAGCACTCTAATTTGTTTTTCACAGGCCATTATTGCCGACAACACAACGTCTTCTGCTTTTGGGCTAATCAATACTTGACGGCATTTACCATCGTTAAATTTGCCAATGACAACAATTTGTTTCAATTTAAGGTCAGCACTATCGCTAATGGTTTTCATGGGGTTGGGGTTTGGTTGGCTTGAGGTTTGGATTGGTTTTACAAATAAGCGAGTTAGTGGTAATTTTAAATCAACTTCCAACTCCAATCCCAACTACTTTCACTTTTGGCTTGACAAGTGAATATATTGTAAGCGGGCCTCCAACTACAAAGATGTACTACACCTGTTGGTGATTTAGCCAAAAGTTCAGTCTTGTGTGGTGGTTCTTGCTCACTCACCGAAATAAAACCGGGGCTAACAGGAGGTTGGCTCAATTTCTCAAGTTCAGTTACATAATCAATTAATTTGTAAAATTCATCAAGTGCCAACCCTTTGGTAGAAGTTAAGCTTGACGACTTTATCATGTGTGCTTTTAAGTTTTCAATTTCTGGTTTCATGGGTTTGGGGTTTGGTTGGTAAGGTTATAGGCTGACGCTGGGGGAGGTTTGGTAAGAACAGAGGCTGACGATTATACCCGAATGCGTATAAATTTTGGGTTTTTCTATAAATTATATCCGATTGGGTATAATACAAATCTACACAACTATTCCACACTTGCAACCTAACAGGTAGGGTTTTCTTCCAATTCTTTGACGAAGGCCTTGAGTATCTTAATCAAGCCATCCCTTTCGTCGTCGCCTCGGAAAACGATTTCAATCTTTTTTACTGGCTCAACCCTTGATGTGTCATCGTTCACATAGCATTCCATTGATGTTGACGCCATATCTTGAAAGGTCATAGCCACATATCCTCCGTGTCCTGCGTCGCCTCCTTGAAAGCCAGTATGCTCAAGCGTTGCGTCAATGATGCAAAGGCCGTTGTGTTCTAAAGTTAATTTTCTCATGTTTTGGGGGTTTAGTTGTTTGGTTTAATTGGTTGTAATTACTTTTTGAATTTATCTAAATCTTTGAATGGAAGGTTCCAGCAATCTGCCTTAAAAACCCATCCATTACCACTAATATCGGGGCTTCCTTTTTTGTTAAATTGAGCGTTCTTGAAAAAATCATTTTTTGATTTATAGCCCAATAAAAACCCGGTTCGCATATCTTCTAAGACCCTAACAAAAAAATATAAATCGCATTCTTGGTTGATATTATGACTTGAAATGCTGCATAAAAAATGCCCTTGAGGATAAAATCTTGTCCTTTTGGTTTTTATTTCAACCTTAAATTCATTGATTATTAGGTCGTAATGATATTTATCTTGTCCAATAATTTTGTTATTTATGTCAAAACCTTTGTTTTTGTAATAATCAAAAACAATTATTTCACCAATAGCCCCATATTTATTTCCTTCTCCTTTTGTAAACGACCCATTAAGTTTATCAAAAGAATACAATTCCTTGGCTCTTACCCTTTGTTCGTTTGTGATTGGGATAATTATCATGTTCTCATAATTAAAGTTTGAAAATCCTCCACGCTTCGGATGACCTCGTACCTGTATCCTGCATCTTGAACCACCCCCTCCCACCACTTCTGCGAGAGGGACTGCTTGCCCTTATTGGCTTTGAACTCCAAGAAGATAGCCCCTTTGTCCGATAGGTAGGTCATGTCTGCAACCCCAGCGGTCAGGCCGATGCCTTTGAGAAAATGACCGTTTGTTCGGCTTCGGGGGTTGTTTAGGTTCAGAAACAACCGCCCTTCTTCGTGGGGCTTTAGGAGTTTGAACAACTTGACGCAGGCGGCTTGCAGGGTGTATTCGGGGGTCATAGGGGATACTCGTTGGCTTTGGTGTAAGGTAGTTGACATTGGACTTGTGCGATGCCAAGGCTACCGTTCCGGTTCTTTCGGAAGATGACTTCCATAAGGTCCTGCTCTGCGTTCTTATCGTGTTCGTAGGGGCGGTACACGAAGGCAATTTTGTCGGCATCGAACTCCAGTTGCCCTGTTTCTCGCAGGTCAGACATGATGGGGCGATGGTCTGCCCTGCCTTCCGTTGCCCTTGAGAGCGAAGAAACCACGATCCCGAAGACCTTTTGCCGTTTGCAGATTGCCTTGAGTTGCTTGGAGATGTTGGTCATCTGCTCGATCTTGGGCTTGGGTTTGTCAATTTTGGCAGGCTCCACGAGTTGCAGGTAGTCGAGGTAGAAACCAACGATTCCGAACTTGGCCTTGAGTTTTGCTATCTCGCCCTCGATGCGGTCGAGGTTTGCTTGATGCAGGTCCACAATGTAGAGAGGCTTGCCTTTCAGTTGGTCAGCCTTTTGTGCCAAGGTCAGGTACTGCTCCGTGCTGATTCGCTCGTCGGGCTTGAGGAATGCAGACCCGTCCATGGTTCCAAGGTTGGAAAGCATCCGTTGGGTCAGTTGGTCTGCGCTCATTTCCATCGTGAAGAATACGACGGGAATATCGGCCATGGCTTGATTCATCGCTATTTGGAGAGCGAGCAGGGTCTTGCCCATTGCGGGCCTACCACCCACGAGGATGAACTCGGACGGCTTAAACCCGGTGCAGATGTTGTCAAGCGGTCGGATAAAGGTTTGGTAGATTTGGTCCTTGCGTCTGCCTTCCCGGACCTCGTTCATGTTCACGAGGAAGTCCTTGGCGAGTTCGTGAGCAGATGATTCGGAGGCGTTGGACTCAACGGCTTGGATGGACTGGTAGCGTTGGAATGCCTTAGGGATGTCCCTATCGTGTGCAAGTTCTTCCATAATTCTCGCTTCTTCACGTTCCTTCCAAAGGTCGTGCAGGTCGGATGCGTAGGTCTTCCAATTGCTGACAAGCCCTGCTTCGGGGTCGATGCCTTCGAGCAGGACATGGGCTTGGCCTTGGTCGGCAAGGTACTTGTAGACGGTTACGATGTCCACCTCTCGCTCTGCTTTGTGGAGGGATTCAATAGCCCGGTACAGGAGGATGTTGTTGCCTGTGAATAGGCGTTCCGGGATTTGGGTTAGGAGGACGGTTCGGTTCACGAACTTGTCCATGAGGCAGCCGAGCAGTTTGCGTTCAGCGGACAACTGGTAAGGGTTCATCATCGGAGGTTAGGTTTGAGTATGCGAAGTTAGGTGTACGTTGGATGGCTTGGTCCTCCCATCGTTTGCCGTTGAGGTAGGTGGAAGGATGCGGAACGAATTGTGCAGGGGTTTCGGAGTAGAGGCGTTGAATGTTGCTGACTGCCAGTTCTTGCTCGGTCTTGCTTAGTCGTAGGAAGGAACGCTTGGCTCTTGCCTTGTCGGTCTTTCTTGGGAATGCTTTCCAAAAGACCTCGAACTGCTCACTCACATTTTCTCTTCTCTCCTCTTCTCTTCTCTCCTCTTCTCTATTGAACACAGGTTCAACCTCAGTTGAAGGTAGGTTCAACATAGGTTCAACGTGAGTTGGATTTTCTTCAACCTTGGTTAGCCTTCGTTCGGC